GAAAAAGATATGGATATACGTTACTTTAGTAGCATGTCTCAACTAAAAGACAGAATAAAAAGATGCCAAACACAAAACTAATGGCAGCATACATCTCAGATGGTAAAGTAGTTGTTATCACTGAAGATGCTAGTTATGTTTATAAATATGACCTAAGTGAAGAAGGCACAGAAAAGCTTTTAAAAAAGTTAGGCAAAGCTGATGAGATAAACTTAGATCATTGGATTCTAGAATGGAAAAAAGAATCTACTGGAATTGATGTAAGTCAATAAGTTTAGATTCTAATGTAGGTATAATTTTATAAAAGGATATATATGGAAAAGTTACCAGTAGTAGTTGTAAGTGGGTTTGATGGTTTGAGCGGTGGGCGCATAGCGTTTGATAGAGTGGAACATATAGATGTTTTAAGATACTATAGTTCAGAAGTAGATAAGTATGCCATTCAAGTAGCAGACCACAACTACCCACAAGATACTCCATATAGATTAGGAGATATTACAAAATTAGATGGACATAAACTACTTAAAGAAATCAGAGAAGAGTTCGGAGATGTAAAAATCATCCTCATAGGTGGTTCACCATGTCAAGGTTTCTCTATGGCTGGAAAACTTCAAGGCTCATCAACAGCTTGTGGTATAGATGTTGTTTCGCTAGAGCAGTATATGGACTTAAAAGCACAAAATTTTGAGTTTAACGGACAGTCTTATCTCTTCTGGGAATTTGTAAGACTTCAAAAAGAAATACAACCAGACTACTTTTTTTTAGAAAATGTAAAAATAAATCCTAAATGGCTACCTATGTTTAACCAAGCAATGGGAGTAGAACCTCTTAGGATAGATAGTGAAGAAGTCTGTGCAGGGATGAGAAAAAGATTTTATTGGACAAATATTCAAGATATAAAGCCAATAAAACAAAAAGATGTAAAATTACAAGACATATTAGATAATGCATATACAGATAGAGAAAAAAGCTTTTGCATAGATGCAAACTATGGCAAAGGTTCAAATTTAAGAAGGTACTTATATAGAGGTTCACGACAGATAGTTTTTACTGATGAAGAGTTTATGAAGTCTGTTACTGGAGAAAACAAGCCCCATATAGACAAATGTAATCTAATAGGTAAAGAAAATAGAGACAAATGGAGATTTCTTACACCAGAAGAGTGTGAAAAAACACAAACTCTTCCTGTCGGCTTTACTTTAGGTGTTCCAAAGTTCTGGAGATACCACATGATAGGAAACGGATGGACTATAGACGTACCTGCTCACATCTTTAGACACATACCACTAGAACTTGACACAAATCAAGAGTAGTGTTTAGTATGTGTGGTAGAATACATTAAAATTAGAGGAGAGATTATGAAACACGATTTGTATCATGGAGATGTTTTAGAGGTTTTAGATAAGCTTATAGTAGACGGTGTAAAAGTTGATGCTGTAGTTACAGACCCAGCTTACAAAGTTATTACCGGTGGGAAGAATGGTCAAAAAGGAAAACCATCTGGTATACTTACTGCAAATAAGCAGCTTATGAAAAGTATTCCAGAGTTTAGTGAGTGGTTGCCTAAGTGTTATGAGATTCTAAATGACGATTCTCATATCTATGTGATGACAAATCTTTTAAATCTTCAAAAGATGATGACTGAGATTGAAAATGCTGGTTTTGTGATTCATAACCTTTTGGTGTGGAAAAAGAATACTCCAACACCAAACAAATGGTATATGAAAAACTGTGAGTACACTATCTTTGCTAGAAAAGGAAAAGCAAAGTTTATAAACAACTGTGGATCACAAACAGTACATGAGTCTAAAAACCCAAGAAACAAACTTCATCCTACTGAAAAACCAGTAGATTTAATGAAGATGTATGTATCTAACTCAGTAAAAAAAGGGCAAGTAGTTTTAGACCCTTTTAAAGGTAGTGGCTCAACGATGGTAGCATGCGAAGAACTAGGCATAAGCAGCATAGGCATAGACAATGGAATCTGCGAAGATGATAAAGTAATCAATAGTATTCAGTTACAAGGTCTTACATGGAAAAAAATAACTCAGCTTAGACTAGATGGGAGGTTAGAAAGATGACAGCTTTTAATAAAGATGGACAAGCTAAGTTTCAACTAGGCTCTTTGCAAGCAGACGGACAGAGATTTGGAGCAGACCAAATTAAAGAACTTTTAAAAGGTGTAAAAGCTGAATCTATAGTAAAAAGCAAGAAAGGGAAGAAATAATGGAGAATGATTATGGGGGGGATAACTCTCAGATAGCCGGATGTAAAAAACCAGATGATAAGTTAAAGCTTTGCATGGGATGTGCAAGAAATAAAGAAAGTTCAACTTATGAAAACTTTAAGCCTACAGAAAAAGAACCAGGTGTAATCACATGGTTTTGTAAAGGGTTTATAAATAAAAATAATCCAAGTTTATTTTAAAGGAAAAAAATGGATGAAAATCTTGCACAGTATATGACAAGTGAAAAGTATAAAGTTTATGTAAACATAAAAGACCAAATGTTTTATGTTAAACTCAACGGTAAAGAAGTTGAAACTGCTGGTTATAGCAAAGCAGCACTAGCTATAGCATGGGCTGAGAGTGAGGTGTAGCTTTAAAAGAAAGCCAAAGCAAGATAAACAGTGGCTTGAAAGAGTAGATAAACTAAAAGAAAATTTAGAAGCTTACTGGAGAACAGATTTATGGAAGAAATAACAAAGTGTTTTATCCCAAATATGCAAGTACCTATGTGTAGACAATGCAAAAGAAGTGAACCTCAAAAGCAAGGTGAAGAGTTTGAGACTTTTGCACTAAAGAACACTCAAAACAATGGTATACAGTGTGATGGGTATGTGAGTAAAAAACAAGAGAAAGGACTTTTTGATGAATAATAAAACAATACAAATAGGAATAAGTGATTTAGCCTATGAGCATTTGGTGATGGAGTATAAAGAAGATAAAGCCAATATTCCATTTATGAAAGAAACAGGTTCTGTAGAATTTAGTAGTGGAAACCCAAGTTATAAAGCAGATGAAAATTCTTACCAATTTAAAGAGTGGATGAGGAGAAAAATTAATATTGCTCTTCAATGTGAGAGTAATTATATATCACTGTTAAAGCATATTTCGGTAAACAAAGCAAATCAACTGTTTCCTCATCCTGTAATAGAAGGATTGTTTAATGAGTAGAATATGTGACAGTTGTAGCGAGAAAGTAGAAGTTGAGGATGATGGTGAGGGCATGCAAGAAGTTACGCATTTTGACAACTTGTACGGTTCATATATGAAGTTCGATGTTCCTATTCAAGTTTGTGATGAGTGCTATGCAGAATCTTATGAAGAGATTTGTGGTATATGTGAATGTCGTGAAAGTGTTGAGTCGTTCTACGAAAATTGGATTAGCGATGATACGATGATTTATTATCGTAAAGAGTATGAAGATGAACCTATACATGACGTGAATGGTATCTACGATAAAGACGGTACTTTACTATTAAAGGGTCATGGAGATGAAATGGCAGTATGCGATAAATGTGCCGATAAAGCAAGAGATAACAGAAAGATAAATAAAGAGAGAATTGCTTAATGAGCAACAACATAGAAATAGCAATAATATGTAATGATGAAGATGAAATCATAGAAGATATATCTTTATCAGTTGGATTGGATATATTGAGAATTACAAATAAAGATGGAATAGACAACTGTGGTGGAAACAAACTTATGGGAGGGCTTAGTATGTTTGGGTGTTGCTATAAATGCTCGGATGTTTCAGGAGACATAATTAAATGCCTAATTAAAGTTTTCTTGCAAACAGATTTTGTCTTCCCAGAGTTTGCGGTTCTTGTTATTAGTGATGAAAACAATAGGTGTAATGAGGTCATAAAGAGGATAAAAGAGACAGAAGCAGAGAAAGGTTCATCTTGATAGCAAACTACACCCACTTAGGAGGACTAGTGATGAGTGCATTTCTTTCAGTGCTTAGTTTACTTCTTATGGTATGGAAATGGCGATAGCTATAGTCCTTAAAGGAGTAAAACCTACTCCACTTAACAAACTATACACACCAGTATGTAAAATGCTAGGACAGTGTGTAGCTTCACTTCTACTCTCAAAAGAATCTAGAGAAACAAAAAAACTTATACAGATGATGGTCTTGCAACAAAAACAAGACAAGATGTTAGAGGGATACTTAAGTTTCTATATGGATATAGAAGTAAAAAAAGTAAAGTCTCCAGACATAGACGCACTATTAAAACAACTCTTTGATGCACTAGAAAATTTCTGCTACAAAAACGATAACCAGATTCTAGACCTAAGAGTAAGAAAGCATCTAAATCAAGGTGAAGATAAAATAACAATCTTTATAGACAAAATAGAAGAAACTTGATGTAAGTCAAGGAAACAATTCAAAAGATAGTATATAATACATTATCTTTAAAAAACAAGGAGAAAAGATATGAAAAAAATAATAGCAAGCTTTATGCTTATAGTAGGAATGTTTACATTTCAGGGTTGTTTGAGTCCATCTAGTGTAGATGCAGGTGAAGAGGGAGTTCTGATTTATAAACCTTGGGTTTTTGGTCACGGTGGAGTGGATCAGACATCAGTTAAAACAGGGTTAGCGTGGACTGTGTGGAGTACGTCAGTAGAGAGAGTTAACATTAAGCCTTTTAATGTGAATGAGGTCTTTGATGATTTGGTAACTTCTGATAATAATCCAGTAGATTTTAAAATACATTTAACGCTAAAACACATTGAAGGTAAAACGCCAATACTTGTCGAGAAATTTGGCGTAGTAGGATGGTACAAAAACAAGGTTCGTGAGCCACTAAGAAATTCAGTCCGTAACTTTACAAAAGCACATAAAATGTTTGAAATGACTACAGATGGAAAAATAACCACCGAGTTAGAAAATCAGGTTACAATAGAGGTTAGAAAATTTTTAAAAGATGAGGGTATTCCAACTGAGCTAATAAAAGCAACTGTAGGTAAGGTGATGCCTCCTAAAGCAGTAATTGCCTCTACTATACAAACTGCTGTGCAAAAGCAAAATGTTAAGACTCAAGAAGAGAGAGTTAAAGCCGAAGAGTCAAGAGAAAATGCTGAGACAGCATCGGCTAATGCAGACAAGGCTTATATGGAGGCTATAGGTATGAGTCCAACACAATATTTAGAAATGAAAAAACTAGATAATCAAAAACTTGCAATAGAGGGTGCGAAAGAAGGTAAAATTAGCATAAGTCTCATCATGGGTGGAAATCCACAGCCTATGTTTCAAGTAAAATAAAATACGCTATACTTACATAGCTAAAAACAATGCAGGGTTAAAATACTGCAACCGTACTTGTTGACGGAGAGTTTGGCAACTACTAGAATTAAGTTGTATTCAGCTATGATTTAAAATAGTAAAATTTAACACAAAGGTAAAACATGAAAAAGATTTTATTCTTATTTATGATGTTCATGGGCTTAATTAGCTCATTATATGCAAGTCCACCAAATATTGGAAATACTTTCAATATAAATGCTGGTCAAGAAAATGTAAATGCTCGTCAAAAAGGAAAAACCGCTGTCGCTGCTCATGCAGATAAAAAAGTAATTATTTCGCACAAAGACACTCTTTTGTATAGTTGGGGTGATAATGGAGACAATAAATTAGAAAATGTAAGTTTAATTGATAATGGTGGTGATGGTCTTACTGCAAGTCGTTCTACAGAATCAGCATGGAAAACTTTAAAACTAGAATATACAGGAGAGGGAGGGGTATAAACTCCCCTTTCGGAAAAATAGCACAAAGGTATTTTACTTTTGTGCAGCTAAAACGGAGAGTTGCCTGAACGGTTAAAGAAACGGTTTGCTAAACCGTCAGGGTAAAACCTGTATGAGTTCGAGTCTCATACTCTCCTCCATTAAAATTATCTTTTAGTATAGTATTGACTCTATATAAAAAGTTGAAGATGAAAAACTAAATCCAGTCAAAGCACTCTCACTTCTTATTTCCATTTGATAATCATGTCCACCTGTTAAAATAGTAGCTCCATTATCATTAAAACTATATGTTTCTGAACTATCTAAAATAAAACCTTTTATCGACCTAACTGTTGTTGGTGTTCCAGTTACATCAACTAAATCAAACCAAAATTCTTTATTCCCTTGCTGCCCTACATTGTCAAACTCCATATGCAAACTAAGATTTAATCTATAAGTACCACTATGCTGGATAGATATAACGCCCGTTGTTAAATCTGCAAGGGTTGTTAATTCTATCTTACTTGTATAGTTTACTATAGCCGTACCATTTACTAAATCGGCTGGTATACTAGTTGGTACTGTTGCGCCTAATAAACTTCCTAATGTTCTGTTTATTTTATGCGTAACTCCATTTGATGAAGTCATTGTAATGCTTGCACCTACTGTTGGCATTTCTATATTACCAGACGCTGAAATTCTAACTCTTTCAACTGCTGTAGCAGATGTACTGTCAGATGTTCCTAATGACAAACCAACTAATGTACCTGCTGTACTCTCTACAACTGCTTTTATATTTACTTTTGCACCTGTTCCATTTGTAGAGCCATCGTTTGCATAAAAATCAATCTCTCCAACTCTATCATCAGTAGTGAGAGCAGTAGCTGAATTTTCAAGCCTTAAGATTGTATTGTCTTCTGTTGTGACATGTAGGATAGTATCAGGCTCTGTTGTTCCTACCCCTATTTTGTTATTATTAATAACCATATCAGTCGTTGCTGTATCACTGTTAATATTACTACCTACACCAAATTCTAATATACCAGTTGTATTTGCTGTATTAGATTGCATCCTAATATAAGCACCACCTTGGTCTTCTGCTGCTGATGTTTCTCTCGTGAAAAATATTCCAGAGTAATTAGTATCTCCTGAGTTTTCAAGCTTTAAGAAGTTATCTCCGTTTGTTTTTTTAGTATGTAATAATTCATCGGCACTGTTTGTTCCTATTCCAATGTTTCCAACTTCATCAATAGTCATTTTATCAGATATAGAACCACCGTTACGAGTAGAAAAAGACATAGTGGACTTTTCCGCACCATCAGTAACATCAACAAGTCTATGTTTTATATAGCCTATTGTTGCTACATTTCCACCATCATCTTCTGCTTCAAAATCTATTCTAACTCCTATTCCGTTGGCTGGAGTCCCTGTTGTTTTGTGAGATAATAAGAGTGCTTTTGAAAAATCATTATTAACTGCATCTTCTATTCTAACTTCTAAAGCACCAGTCATAGTGTCGCCAGTATTTTGAACACTTCCATCTACTAAAGCAACCTGAGCTGTTGTTAAATGCTGATAATCTCCTAAAGCCCCACCTTGTAACCCTGCTAGATTATTATGATTTGTCGGTGCTGAACCAGTGAAAGTTTGAGCAAATGCACTTAAAACATTATCGAATGAAGTTGAGCCTTTTTGGTAAACTACAAAACCAACTAAAGAGCCTAAGCCAGTAATTATACTTGGAACTTCCGAGGGAACTGTAGCAACTTCTGCTGCTGCTCGTGAAGCGTACTCTTCTTGACCCATGATGATATGTAAGTCACTTGGAGCATTATGTACCATATAAACCCACGAAACACCATATTTTGAATTACCTAATGTTGCAGGAGTTCCTGTATCGTCATCATAGGTATTTGTATCTATTACTTTTTGTTCTACTTGTGTAGTCCAGCCTCCTGAATCATCTCTATAGGATAGCTTAAAGACGTTATCCGACTCAGTACCTGCTACACTTGTATTAAATGCCGTATGGTCTAGTTTCGTAACGGTGTAGTAAAATCTACCTGCTGTTAATCCTATAGCTAAATCTGCTGGCTCTGATAATACTGAACCACCCTGAGCATGAATAAAGTATGAAAAGTCTCTAAATACTCCTCTTGTTTTTTTAGATACATCTATTCCATGTTGTCTATCATCTATGTAATGAAGTATATTGCCCTCTCTGTGAACGATATATGCTAAACATCTATCTTGGCAATTTATATAGCTTTGTACCTGAGTTACACCAAATTGAGGTGTCCCACCGTTGTACTCTACATATATAAAATTCATAGAGTCATCTACTAATGATAAAACCTCACTTTGTGCAACTTCTACTGCAAATAATGGTTCTCTACTGTCTGAGGTGCTTCTTAAAAATGCCGTCCCAGTTTCAATGGTTACCGTGCCGTTATCATGGTCGATTAAATCACTTCCTGATACTACACCTGAGGTGTTTACCAATTGGTTCATTGATTGAATGTTTGTACCGTGTGAGGGGCTTCCGATAATAGTCGTGATTGCAACTTCATTAGCTGTTTGGTCTGCTGTTGCATCTGCCTCTACACTATCAAGTTTTGTTTTTAGAGTATTTGTAAAGTCATTTGCCGATAATCCTTTTCCTGCAACTTTATCAACCTTATCTGCTACTTTTGCTATCTCAGTACGCTCAGTAGCTGTAAGTATCTTTGTATCTGTTCCTTCATCCATATTATCCATACTGAAAGCATCTGCAGTTTTAGTGTTTGGATCGTAGTTGCTTTTAAGCATGTCTCCACCACCAGAAGCACCAAGTTCAGTTTCAGTTATAAGTCTATTGATGGGAGTGACAGGAGAAAGTACATCATTGACACCAAAACTTTTATCATCACCAGGAATCATGTTAAACTCCTTAGAATATAAACATCTCGGATTTCTGCATCGGAAGCTTCTGGATACCAAAACACCATATCTCTATCAAAATTATCAAATGTTCCTTGCGGAATAAAACCATAAACTGAATCATCAGCACCAACTTCTTTGAAATACAAGTCAGTATTGAACCTATTTTGCACAGAGTAGGCAGCAAGACCTCCTACTGAAACGGTGGATTGTTGACTCCCTGTAAGAGTTAAATTTTCACTAGCCATAATTTTCCTTTGTCTTTTTTGAAATTATACCATTTTTGGATACAATTTCACATGAATGACACTAGAAGAGCAGAACTACGAGATTCACTACCCACTGTAGACCGACTCTTGCAGTGGGAAAAGACAATGACACATCAAAAGTATGCTGAAACTTTTGTGCATCTTCCAAAAACAAATGCCGTTGGTGCGGGTAAGCCAGTAGACTTTTCTCGCAGTCCCCATCTTATAAAACCTATGCAAGCATTAGACAATCCTAAAATTCAAGAAGTTTTCCTTATGTTTGCTTCTCAAATGGCAAAAACACTATTTCTTTTTATTGCATGGTCACACAACGCAAAGATGAACCCAAAAACTGTTGTATGGATGATTCCTAAAGATAAAATGATAGGAAGATATCAAAAAGAAAAAATTACAGAACTAGTAAACTCTTCACCAGCACTAAAAGCAATCATAGAAGAGACTAGAGTAGAAGAAAAAAGAGCACAAAACAAAGGTGGTATCATAGCCCACCAAGGAGCAACAACCTATCTTATCGGTTCGATGACGGATGATGATAAAAAAGCTGTAACAGCCAAACTGATTATAGCAGATGAGATAGATGAGTTCAAAGAGGGTCTTGCCTCTATAGCTCCACTTGTAGAGCGTGGAAAAACTTTTATAGAGTATGGTGGAAAACTTTTAGCTGCATCTACAAAAAAATCAAAAGATAGCCCAATTACGAAAGGGTTTAATAGCTGTGAGCAAAAGAACTATTTAACTATAGAATGTCCTCATTGCAGTGAGTTTATAGAACCATCTCATACTCAGTTTATAGTTTTAAGCGAAAAAGATTATAAAGAGATGTTTGGGTATACGGCAGAGACTTTTACGGATGAAGTGATTTACGAGAAATATCTACCTTATGCTGCAAAAACTGCATATTATGAGTGTAACGTAAACGGATGCAAGATAAATACAGAAGAGAAAAATAAACAAATCCTTGATTTTAAAATAGGATGGTATGTAAAAGGAAACAAAATCAATCCATCTACTGTAGGATTTAGTGCAAACTCATTTTTATCTTTTTTTGTACCCTATGAAGAGATAGCTAGGAAATGGCTAAAAGCACAACTTGAAAGAAATCCTACTGAAAGAAAAAGACTTTTAGAGCTTTTATACGAGGGGTATTTTAACGATACTTTCGAACAAGAGGCAAAAGAAACTTTAAAGAAAAACGACATACTTTTACTTTCAAATGGACTGGAGGAGAGAGTGATTCCAGAAGATTCTTTTAAAGTATATTTAACTATAGATACTCAGCTTACCCATTTCTGGTGGACTATCCACTCATGGGAGTATGGATCAAAACCAAACTTAGTAGATTATGGTAGAGCGGAATCTTTTGATGAACTTGACACCATAAGAAAACAAACTTTAGTTACACAGCATGGAGAGATAAAACCAATAAATAGAGTAACTATAGATAGGCTTGGAGATAAAAAGAGAACCACTTTAGTGGACGAGTGGATAAAAAATATAGTTATCACAGAGGGTAGAGAAGACTATATATACGCAACAGAAGGTGTAAGTGGGAAAAACATGACCACAGTTCATGCACCAGCAAAACATAAAACCATCCCAGAGATAAAAATCATAAAAGTAAACAACCTTATGGCAAAAGACTATGCACATGACCTCATAACAAGAAGCATAGAAAGAGTAAAAGCACTAGATGGAGATGATAAACTAGAAAAAGCTCTAAACTATGAAGATAACCTATACTTCATAAATCAAAAACCAGTAAGACTAGCAGAAGAAAAAACCGAAGCAGGACTAAAATCAGTCAGAGAAGACTTTGAAAGAATGATGTCCTCAGAGCATAAAACATACGCAGTAGACCAAGCAACAGGAAAAGTAGATAAAGAAGAGTCTTGGATAAAAAGAAACTCATCGGTAAGAAATGACTACTGGGATTGTTTCATCTACTCTATAGCCAATTGGAATATGGACTCAGGATACATAGCAGAAAAACCAAAAGAACTCTCAAGAAGAGAAATCAAAGAAATGGAAGATATGATAGCTTATAAAAAATCACCACAACAACACGACCACTTCTAACTTTTAAATCCATCACCAGTCTTAACAGCAATACTATATACTCTAGTTAGTTTTGCTTCACACTTAGTACAAAACTCATCTCTACTAGATTCTATCATAGGTTTTGATATCACTGTTTCTTTTTTACAGTTTTCGCATCTATAGTTATATCTTGCCATTTATTATCCTTTATGACGGCATTATACAACAACTAAAAAACATTTTCCTTGACACACATCAAGAAAACGAGACTTTATGATATAATGGTGCTAATATTTTGAGATGAGGTGATAGTGTGGCTTATACTACTGCGGAAATAGCAACTAAACAAACTGAGCTAGATGCAATAACAACAGCATATACTCAGTCTATAGCTACAGGTGGAGTAGAAGAGTTTAAACAAGGTGCTACATACTTTAAGAAAGCTACAACGGCACAACTAAAAACACTCAAAAACGAAACTGAAAACGAATTATATAGAATGGAGAATGTTTAAATGAATGTTTCACCTTTCGTAAGTTCAGCAGCTTCAAACTACTTAACTCACTCAAGTCTAGGTCTTCAGGCTCAAGCAGCAGACGCAGAAGATAAAAACATAAATGACATCATAGACGAAAAAACATCCCTCACTGATAAAACTCGTTTTATGGATGCAAACACTTCTGTTATTCAAGCAATCAAGTTAAATTTTGAGGCTGGGGTTATAGGAATCAAAACTGGTGTTCAGTTTAAGTTTAAAGATAAAGATGGAAACTTAGATAAAGAAAAAAATGACAAAGCGGAAGCAGACTGGATTCTTTTCTGTAAAAAACAGTTCTTTGAAGTAAAAGGTGACTATCACTGCGATAACATCCTTAGACAAATAGTAAAAGCAGAAAAAGGTGCAGAAGGTGAAGTTTTAGTTCTTCATCACATAGACCCATCTTTAAGATTTGGATACGTTACTCAACTACTAGAAACATCTATGATAGACACGAGCAAAGATAAGCCAGCGGAGTATCACGAACAAACAGGAGCACTAAAATCTTACGCAATAGTAAGTGGACTCCAATTAGGCGAATATGGAAAAGTAGAAGGTGTCTATATATATGACGATGGAGTAACAAAACAAAAGTCTACACTATACCCAAGAAATAGCTTTACGCTATATTTCAACCCTCACCTAAGAATAAGCCAATACCGTGGAATACCACAAATCGCTGGTGCAATAGGAGTAGTTCAAGATACTATTACTTATAAAAACAACGAACTAAAAGCTTCTACAGCTGCATCTTCTACAAAGTATGTTCATAAGACAAATGTAATTAAACCACTAATAGAAAGACAAAAAGACTATTGGACGCAAAAGTTGGCTACAGAAAAAGGGATGCCATCAGTGCAATCTTTTTCAACAGAAGACCAATCAAACAGCCCAACAGCATATATAGGAATAGATGAAGATTTAACAGCACTGAAAAATGAATCTATGAAGTCTGTGTTTGACACTTTCAGAAAAAACGAAAAAGAAACACTAGCTCAAAACTTCTCTATCTCAACAAGTTCACTCATGCAAGGTGAAGACTCAGCAGTTTTTGCAGTAGTGAAAGCTAAAAAGCAAGAAAATGAAACACGTTATGGTATAGAGCAAGACAACATAAAAGGTATGTTATTTGTAGACATCATAAATAAGTTCATATTTGCCAACGCTACAAAGTGGGGAATAAAAGACTTTTACCAAGATGAATATAAATACTATTACCAATACACCATAACGATGGGAACTAAAACAGAACTAGATGAAGTCAAATCTGCCAACGCTAGAAAAATAAACAAAAAAGAAAAAGTAATATCAGATTACGATGCAGCATCACAACTAGGAAACGATTTAGACAACATCCTAGAAGCAAACACAAGAGCTAAGAAAAAAGAGATAGAAGAAAAAATGAAACTTCTTGATGAACTAGTAGAGCTAAACAAAAAAGCAGCACCACTAGGCATACAATACACACTAGACGAAGACGACAATATAGTGCAACAAGAAATAGCAATAGATGAAGAAACACCAAAACCAACACCAGGAGAAAAACAATAATGCAAATACTAATAGATGATGACATATCACCATACTACGGAGTAACAGCAGACAGAGTAAATAAACAACTAAAATCTGCAACAGGTGACATAACTGTAGAAATATCATCAGATGGTGGAGATGTCTTTGAAGCAGTTAGAATATTTAATCTTTTAAAAAACTACACAAAAGGGAAAATAACAACTGTAATAATGGGTCAAGCGGTATCAGCAGCAAGTTATATTTTTCTAGCAGGTGAAGAGAGAGTAGTTTATAGCAACTCAGCATATATGGCTCATCCTCCATCAAGCGGAGTGTGGGGTACATATGTGGTAGTCCAAGAAAGAGCTAACTATCTTAAAGGGGTATTTGGTATATTTAAAAGAGACTACAGTAGAATATCAAACAGAACAGAAAACGAGATAGAAGCAGAATTGATAGCAGAGAAGTGGCTTTTTGGTCAAGAAATACTAGATTCAGGCTTTGCAACAGAAATTAAAGAATCAGGAGAGTTAGAGGTTTTAAATAAAACAGATAGTATAGCAAGCTTTAAAGAAAAAGCTTTAGCTTGTAATGCAAGAAATTCTCAGGAGTGTTTAAAAAACTTCAAAAAAGAAGGGTACTCTGAGGAACTAAAATCAATGGCAAGCTTATTGGATACTATAGATAAGCCAACTCAAATTCAACAAAAGGAAAACGATATGGATGTAACAACATCAAATGGTATAAAAGTATTCGCAGCAACAGCTTCCTCAGAAGATAAAAATGCGATAGTGGCATTGTTAGGCGGAGTAGATTCTGCAACACTAACAGCAAAAAATGATGAGGTAGCAACACTTACTGCATCACACACACAAGCTATAGCAGACAGAGACACGCAAGATGGTGTAAAACTATTAAATATGCAAACGTCAATGAAAGCAGTTTTAACGATGGTAACATCAGAATCTTTTGGTGGTGTAGCAGCAGATGTGAAAATGAAAACTCTTGATGAGGTAACACTCTTAAGTGATGGTGGCGCAGATATGGTTAATTTAGAACTATCATTACATAAAGCTATGGCATCTAGTTCAGCACCACAAACAGGCGGAGATGATTCTTTAAACAAAGATGAAGTCCCAGAAGATGTACAAAAAATGTCAGAGGAGTTTTAAATGGCAGCAACAAAAACAGCTACACAAGTAGTAGTACCAGGTAAAGTTTGGAAAGAAACGTCAGCACAACTTGATGAGCCTAAACAAATTGTAGGATCAAATGTAGGTTATGGTATCGCAGTAGTAGGTACTGGAACAGAAGGTGAAGCACAGGTTCGTGACGATGGCGACCAGCTTGGAAACGGCGCAACAACATCTGCGAATAAGTTCATAGGAATTACTCTTATTCAACGTGAACCATTAGATACAAACTTAGAAATTGATGGTTATTCACAAGATACAATTTCAGCACCGGTAGGTCAAGGTCAAACGGAATTCGTAAAAGAATATCAACCAGTAACAGTTGGAAGAAAAGGTTTCTTTGGAGTTAAAACTGAAGCTATTTTAGCAGTAGACGGTGCAGTTTATATGAGAATAAACGTAGCAGACGCTGCAACAACTGAAAATGGTCTTGTTTTAGGCGGTATTACATCAGTAAATGATGCAAATACTGAACTTATCCCAAATGCAATCGTTAGAATCGGTGCAGCTGCATTTGGCGATGCAGTAATAGAAATCTGGTAAGGAGTAGAAATGTTATCAATCGCAACATCATATATATTAGGAAATGTGGCAGCAATTAGAACAGAGGCAAGAGAAGATACTTCTTTGCTTGCTGAAAATCTAAGTGGAATAATCAATGTGTCAGGAAACTGGCAACAACAAATTAAAAGTTCTACAGTTTCAAGAATAATTATAGGAGAAGCTGAACTTACAGACGCTAACTCTAGTTCTGTTCCAGTTATCTCTTCATCAATCCAAAAAACTTTTACTCTTAGTGATGGTGGATTTTTTCAATCGGCTGCAAAAGTATCGCAAGGTGACTACTTAAGACACGGCAACAAAGTTAATACAGAGGTATTAAGAGCAGACTTAAAAGCAAACTTTGAGTCTCACTATAATATCGCCGATAATATTGCTTATGGCTCAACTGCTAAGTATACAGCTATGGGTATTTATGGTTTTGGAACACATCCATTTATCACTAGAGCTGCAACCGCTTTAGCACAATCTTTTGCAGATACAACAGATGCTCAAGAGTTAGTAACTCAAATGAAAGCTATCGTTCACAGCTACATAGATGGCATCAACGATGAAGCTGATGTTCCAGACATAGCTGTTTCGAGAGCGACTATTACTATCCGCATGGACACAGGTACTTTAAACAAACTTAAAAGAGTTCAAACAGAATCTACTGATATGCCAGCAAACAAAAAGTCTGCGTTTAAAGAGCTAGTAGAATATTTTGAAGATGAACTCCAAATTACAGTTAAGTTTATTGAAGATACTGGTGTTGGTCAAATTCCATTAGTGTTAAAGGGTGGAACTCATAAAGTTATGATTCTTGGACTTATTGAAAAGAAATACATCTCTTATGAAAACCCTTTTGCCGCACACCTTATTGGCGGTAAATCTGCAATCAGCAAAGACTTAACTGGAAACAATGTTACAGCAACATTTACTTCTATGCAACTTGGTCTTGATGTGAAACGTAAAAACACAGTAGAAATCTGGGAAGTGTAAGATGCAAAAAACAGTTATTTCAACTATAGCGTTGAAGTTTTTAAAGGCAGGAACAAGTGAGTTTATTAAACTTCACCCACTTGTTTCTAAGCCTATGCCAGACTGGTTACCATCTCAAACACCTTTTAAAGAGGCTTTAGAGAAAGAATTAGTTAGAATCTCTGGTGATGTGAAAGAGGTTTCACAATTGGACCCTGAGTTAGTAGCAATAGCTAAAGGTTTAAATATCCCTTTTTCTAATGATATTGTTCAGTCTAAGCTTGAGGCTTTGGTTTTACAAGCACCAGCAAAAGCCAATACAGAGCCAGTAATAACTGTAGCTCCACAACTTAAAGCAGAAGCAAAAAAAGATAAGCCTAAAAGTGATTCTGATGCAAGTGCTGATCCTGACTTAGATGAAAAAAGAATTTTAATTGAAGAGTTAGGAGGCTTAGGAGTTGTAGCAACAGTAAAATGGAAGCTAGAAACGCTTAAAGCTAAGTTAGCAGAGAAAAAAGGCTAGAAAATGGATAATATAATGGGAGCAATGACAAAAATTGTCACTATAGCAAGTACTGCTATTTCCGCTCCTATTGCATATCTGCATAAAAAAAGTGGAGTTTTGCAGGAAACTTCAGACACTTTTGCCGTAGTAGAACCACTTGAAAACTACAAAGTAAGTGGTGAGATTATTTTACTAGGTAAAAAGTTTATAATCTCAAAAGATGATGAAGGAAAGTTTTTAAAACTAGCTTCCAAAATGAACGATGTGATAACTCACAGCGGAGAAACTTGGTATGTGGCAACGACTTTCCCATCAGATGTAGACTTAGTAGTTATATGCTCTCAAAAAGCCTTTTCTCTAACTACTAAAAAGGTGACATTTTGATACGAACTACCATGAAGATAGATGAAAACATAACTGCCTATATCACGGAGTTAGAATTAGCAAGTTCAGACTTGCTTAATCAAGCCTTAAGTAAAGGTGGAGCAGAATTTAATAAAGTTGCTAGACAAAAGTTGAAAGCACAAGCTCAAACAGGCTTTAGTCTTCAACCGTCTAAACTACACAAAACTATCATAAGGGGTCAAGGAATATCAAAAAACTTTGGAGACAGACTTCGTAAAGATGGAAGTCAAGACAACCCTGAGAACATGGCAAGTATGATTAAGAATTATCTTGATGAGAAAAACCATTTAGTAGTGGTAATGGGTAGACACAAATCTTTTAGACCTATTAAGTTTAGAGATGGTAAAAGAGTCGGCTTTGAAGGCAAAACCATCTCAGGTACTGCGAAAGGTGGAGAAAATAATCCTAACGATATTATCAATATCTTTCAAAAGCTAAACGATGGTGGAACTAAACCTTTAAGTACTAAGCAGCAATGGCTTTTGTCTAGTATGAAAGTCATAAAGAAAAATGACAAAGGCGAGTTAGTAGTATCTCAGCCATTTCTTGCAAGTGGAAAAAACGGAAAATTGTTTCCGATGATTAAAGAAGTAACATACAGACGCACCAACTTTGCAACTAGTGCTTATGTAGTAGGAGCATCAAAAGCAGGTGCAATAGTAAAATCAGAGTATGAAAGATACTTTGACAAAGTAATGAAAGAGATAGGAGCGGCTGCATGAGTCTGACTAAAGCATACGAGTTAGAAGATTTTATATGTGAACTTCTATCAACAAATGCTACATTTTTAGCTTTTTGTACAAGCACGATAGGAGAAGAATGTAGAGTTATAGGTGGGGCTGACTATCAAACGGCTGACCCAAAAGAAGATTATCCATGTATAACAGTAAATGTTCCTCGTCAAACTGGCGATCCAGTAAAAGATGAAAGCATAGACCAAGCTATACAAATATCAGTACTATTGAACGCATCTCCAGAAAGGGTGCAAGTAGGAAACTACTTCAAATATGCAGACACTCCAAAAGCAGAAAAAATAGCGTCTGAAATATTTAAGCTAATCGTGAAAAAATACTGTGGGAATACACCTCCATACTATTTTGAAAAAGATGAAACTTTAATAGCTCAGGGAATTTTAAGAGGCTCTATGGAGACAGTAGCCTCACAAGAAACCTTTTTAGGAAGTGAATTATGGTAGAAAAAAAACCAACAAAAAAAACAATCACAACAAAAATTGTGATGACAAAAGATTATAAAAGAGTTTGTGGAATGGAGCTTAAAAAAGGCTCAGAGCACAATGTATATGACGCTCTAAAAAAAGAGTTAGTAGAAGACAAAAAAGTAGCTAAATTAGCTAAAGGAGAATAATAATGGCAGTAGTAAAAATGAGAGCGGAAGCAGCCAGAGTAGTTATAACAGGAGCAGGCAACGCACTACCTACAACACCAACAGTGCTTCGCATACCAGCTATAACAGTGTCACTAGATTTAAGTGAAGATGCTGAAACAGTAAACCTTTTAGGTAATGGTGTAGAGCCATCAAGAGAAATTCTTTCAGGTGTAACAAATATCTCTTCAAATATTGAGATGAAACTAAACTATCATACTGCTGCATTTGCATTAGGCATATCAGTTGGTTCAAACACAGCGACAGAATCAAATACCGGTGATTGGACAACAGGAGTAATAGTTACACCAGGTGTGATAGTAAAAGGAACTACCCCAGCTACTGACGACCTTTACTGTAAAGCAGGCGGAACAACTGGAGGCACAGCACCAGACACATCTTCTGCAGTTCAAGATGAAGAGATAGATGACAATGGTGTGACTTGGGTAGTGCATAAAGGCAGACTTGAAGAGGTAACTAGCGGTATAGATGCTTGTCTTCCTCTGATTGCTATTGAGTATGAGTTTAAAGATTGTGATGACAACCTTATGTATATCAGAACTCTTGGAAATTCAGCAGCATCTTTTGCGACAAATGTTGAGAAAAAAACAATTCCAACAGTAACTATCGCAACAAATGGTTCAACAACTGAAGATGACTTAGACCCATTAGTGGCATATGAAAAACTTATGGATATCGCTGGAGCAACAGAGATTGTCATAGAATCAGGTCACGATGTAAGAAATAGCCAGCTTGGTTTTGCGGTAGGTGCTTCTGCAACTTATCCGGTTCTTACTTTTGGTATCACTAGTGATAATGCTCAAGAAATCATTGACCCTCTAAATATAGATAGATTCTTCGCCACTGGAGTAAGAAATGTAAGTGGTTCATTGACTGGATATTGGGATGCAGACTTGTATGATGCAATGAGAAAAAATACAGACTCAAGTTTAGCTGTGACGTATGACGATGGTATAGGAAGTTTCATCTCTTTCACACTACCAAATGTAACATTCCCACTAAAAGCTCCAACTTTTGAAGCAGGGATGGTATCGAAGCTAGATGCAGATTATAAGGCTTTTGGAACAACAGGAAACAGTGCGTTCCAATACACAGTAAGAAGTTTACAAGTTTATAACTCGTAATCTTATGGTGGCTTTTGGTTTATCCCCTTTGTGCCACCACTAAAAAATAAAACAAATAAATCAGATAAAAAACAAAATAGGATAAAAAAATGACAAAAAAACAACAAATCGCAAAATTACCAGCCGTGCTAAAAACAGCACTATCAAAGTTTCCATTAAAAAGACCAGATGGCAGTATTCCTTCTTTTATAGAAGATAGAGTTTATGGTGCAGACAGCTCAGAAGAAGAATTCTCTTTAGAGCTAAATGAAAATGAACTTATTGAAGTTGCTGAATGGGCTTTTAAGTTGTCTGAAAAAGAACTACCAGATGATACAAGCATCCAAAACATTACAAAATTCTCGGCACTGGTTATAGATAAAATATATAACGTGAAATATGACAGCGGTGAACTAAAGCCATGTGACCTTTACCAGAAAAATGAAGCAGTAGTGCCAGTTGGCATCAAACATAGAAAAAAATTAAATAAAAAATGTGAAAAAGTTGAAACTGAACAAGAAAAAGGTGCAGTTTATGCTGAACACTATGGTCTTAGTGAAGCTTTTGAGGCATTGAATCAGTTTGACCAAAAACTTTTCTTTTGGTACTGTTATGAAAATGACCCTAAAAATACTAAAGTGGGAAAGAACTAGAACTCTATTTTACATGGAGGGAAACAAAAAAAGAAGATTGGGATAGCTTCAAAGATAACGAGCGCATCTCTGATTCCATAAAGAATCAGTTTGAACCACCAATCGTTCACAACATGGCATGGTTCTATATAAACTGCGTACTTTCAGTAGGTCACTACTGGATGCGCACGGGCATGGGTGACGTTCTTTACTTAGATATGAAAACCATAAAGGAAGAAGCTAAATACCAAGAAGCTTTTTTATACACCTCAGTTAAAAAAGTAAGATGGGCTTTAGACATCTACCAAAACATAGTACTACAAAACCTACGAAAACCTAAAGAGGAATCGTAGGTTTACCAAAAGCTTGACTTACATTAAATAAGATGGTAAAATACCAATACATTTCCTTAGGGATGCCTCTGTTTTTCAGAGGAGAACATATATTTACTTCTAACTACTTCTTTATACCTACTATTGTAAAATCATCATACTTAACATATTCTTCCATAGGGTCTTTAAACACCATAGCACATCCATTTGGAAAGTCTTTATGGTTACATATATCTCCACCTTTTCCACTGTCTTCACGACTAACATAAATAGCATCTCCTTTGCTGTCTTTCATGTAACGAGTGTGAACAGCTATAGTGCCCTCTACTACTTGCATACCCTTAAGATAATACAAGCGACGATCATCAGGAGAAACTCCTGAATAAGGTGGAGTTAGATCTACAATCTCGTATTCAAACAGAGTACAAAAAGCATACCACACACCACCTATATTTTTTAAATTTTCAGATTCATCAAGCTCTTTAGTATAGCTTTGAATCACAGCCTCACCCCTAAATAAAATAGACATACATATCCTTTTTTTTGTTTTGTTAAATACCTTGCAATAAAGACAACTCCATCTGTATAGCTCTAGCTCTTTTTATTGTATCTTTTTGATTAAGACTTTTTTTAGCATTTTCCATAACGCTGCCATCTTCAAAGTCAAACTCTTCAGCCACTACTTCTAACTGTTTTAAAAGATAATCTATTCTAATGATAATCTTCGCTTGTATAATTTCTTTCATAGAAAAAAGTTTCATTTAGACATCTCTATAACCATTACATAGTTTGGGTCTTTAAGAAATCTCTCTTTTTCATCTAAAGGACTATAGTTGGTAGTGTTACATACTATCAAATTATTAACAGTCCAAGCATTTGCTACCTGCACCTTTCTTTGCTCTTCTCGGTCTCCAATAAATATGACTCTCGCCCCACTTTGAAAATAAAGTTCATTTTTTCTTTGTTTGCCTTTTAGTCTGTTCTCTACGCTAGGGAGGATTTTTGTTTTTACACATTCTTCTACTACATGCTTATTTCCTTGTGTCACAAAGATAACATTCTCTCCTCTGTCTATGCACTCTATTAACAGTTCTATACATTTCTTAGTTGTGTCTTTAGCTTTTACTGTCTTCATAATATCTCCTAATCTTTACCCAAATTATATAGTGTTTTTAAATTTTTGTCCTTGACTTTATGTCAAGCACAGTTTGTTTTTACGACTATATCAGCTTTTCTTTTACCTCTTTATAAGATTCTTTTATGAGTAGCTCTCCAAAATTATCTGTGTGTATCACGGCAGTTTCAGTTCCCTCTCCTACGGTCACCATAAGAACTTCTTCTTTCAGTATAGTAAATTTTCCATCATCTAGTGATAGCTCTATGTGTGTTGACATACATTCTCCTTGTTTTTTTAATGTATCGTATTATATAGCACTTTAAAATCTTTGTCCTTGACTTACATCAAGTTCTATAAGAAATTTAGATATAATACTAAAAACATTTGTAAGGTTCATTATGGCTAATACGATTACGATAAAGTTACAAGCAAACGTAGACGATGCTAAAAAAGCATTAAAAACATTTGAAAACGATGTTAAATCCTCAATGTTAAACATGAAAGACCTTCAGGTAAATTCTACAAATATATATAATAAACTAGCAGATAATACAATAAAACAAGAAAAACTAATAAACGACATGCACGAAAAAAGAAAAGGTGTAAATAAGACAGCTGAGACCAACAAAAGAGAACATATAGAAAAAATGGCATCACTTGAAGAAGCAGGAATAAAAAAAGCAGGAGCTGCAGCATTAAGAAATGAAAGAGAGAAAACAAATAAACTGATAGCTCTAAAAAGAGAAGAGATAGAAAAACTAAGAGCATTAGGCGTTGGAACAAAAAGAGAAGAGCCAGAAGACGAAAAGACTAAACAGCTATATGTAAAACAAGAACAGCAATTAATAGACCATAATGAAAGCTTAAAAAAATTAAGAAGCAATAGAATAAAAGTAACAAGAGGTATGATTTATAAAGAGCTAGAGCTAAAGAACAAAGGGATAGATTCTAAGGCAGCGTTAAACATAAAAGAAATAAATCAAGAAGAAGCATTCCAAGCAAAAAAACTGAAAAATAAAAGAATCGGACTTTTAACTGAACAAAAACAAAATAATGAAAATATTGCAGAAACTCAACGACTTTTAAACGAAAGAAAACAACTACAAGATAAAATAATAACTGCAGATAGAAACCTATCAGAACATAAAATACAAGAACTAGAAAACCAGAAAAAGCTTGGAGCAAGTTTATTCAAAGCTGAAGAAGATAGATATAAAAAATCGGCAATTGCTCAAGCAAAAGCCAACGAAATAGTCAATGATTTTCA